TGTCCTCGACGAGCTGGGCGAGCAACTGGCGAAGATCCAGAACGCGCGCACCAAAGGCACCGCGTCCTACCTAGAGGGCATCATCGGCACGTTCATGTCGCTGTACAGCAAGGCGAACAGCCACGCGCTGGTGACAGGCGACTTGCAGGAGGAGATCCGCCAGCAACTGCAAAAGGACGCAGCGGCGATCAACAAGCGCATGGACGACCGCGGCGAGACCGAAGCGGACAAGATCCGGCTGGCCAACCTGACCCGGCAGATGGAAACGATCAGCGAAGGGATCGAATGCCCGTACCTTGGGATCTTCGGGCTCACGACGCCGGAGCGGTTTGACGCCATCATGGACTTTGACATGGCCGTTAACGGTTTTCTCGGCCGGGCGTTGATCTTCCGCGAGCGGGAGGACAACCCGCAGTCGAAACCGCGCGGGTCGATAGCGCGTGGCGGGGTGCCGGACGATATCGCCGCGACGTTGCAAAACCTGTACGCGCCCGGCGTGGCGGACATGGAGGCGACAAGGGTCGAGCGGATTGGCGATCAGGTCGAGATCCCGACGCGGCCCGACGCCGAAGCCATGCTGGATGACACCAACAAACGGTTCCACGCGATGGCTGAGGAGGCGAAAAACGCCACCGGGCTGACGGCGATCCCGCGACGTGGGTATGAGCAGGTTGCAAAGATATCCATGATCCTAGCCATCCCGGAAGGCCTGCGTACGGTTGAGCATGTGCGGTGGGCCTATGCGTTGGTGCGGCGCGACATTGAGGAGAAGATGAAGCTCGCGCACTCCAACAGCGCAGCGGACAAGATCGACGCGTTGGCGTCTACGATCATGTCAATGGTGACCAGCGAGCACGGGGAGACCGCCGGGCGGATTCGCAACCGGTGCCGGAAATATCGCCGCGAGGACGTCGAGAAGTGCCTGGATAAGCTGGTTGAAGCCGGCCACCTGCGCGCCGAGCAGACGTCCGCCGGGCGGGGCAAGACAACCTATAAGTATTTTTCGGCAGTTAATAGTTGACACGGCTGCGTCGGGTGCGTAGCATTACCCATGCCCTGATTGGTTAGGGCACCCGGCACCGCCGGGCAACTCAATGAGTCGCAACAGGAGACAAGCAATGTCTGTACTTGCACAGGCGAAAAAGCCGGCCGACCGGCCGCTGATCGCTACCATCACGGGTGACGCCGGTATCGGCAAGACCCGCCTCGCCGCAACCTTCCCGAAGGCTGTATTCATCCGCTCCGAGGATGGCATGCAGTCCATCCCCGCCAACGACCGCCCCGACGCCCTGCCGATGATTGCCGGGCCGGACGATCTGTGGGAACAGCTCACCGCACTGGTCAACGAGGATCATGACTACCGGACGGTTGTCATCGACTCGGTGACAGCGCTGGAGCGCATGTTCGTGCAGAACATCGTCGAGAACGACCCGAAAAAGCCCAAGTCGATCAACCAGGCGTTGGGTGGTTACGGTGCCGGCCTGCAAGCGGTGGCGGCGATGCACCAGCGTGTGCGCAAGGCGGCCGGGATTCTTAACAGCAAGCGGAACATGCATGTGGTGTTCATCGCTCATGCGGACACGGTGACCGTTGAGCCGCCGGATCAGGATCCGTACACGCGCTATGATCTGCGGCTGGGCAAGCGCTCGGTGGCGCCGTACACGGACGACGTGGATCTGGTGGGCTACCTCAAGCTGGAAACCCACACGATGGGCGACGGCGAGCGTAAGAAGGCCATCAGCGATGGCACGCGCATCCTGACGGCGTACACCACCGCCAGCAACATCAGCAAGAACCGCTTTCACATCACCGATGATCTGGAAGTCGCGGAGGGCGATAACCCGCTCGCGGCCTATGTTCCGACCTTGAAGGAGTCGAAGTAATGAGTTTCTGGAATCTCAGCGACAACAGCGCCGTGGACACCACCGGCGAGTTTGAAACAGGCGGTGGCAACATTGAGCCCATCCCGGCCAACACGGACGTGCTGGCGGTCTGCGACGAGGCGAAGTGGGATAACTTTGGCGATGACCATTACATCAGCCTGCGCTGGACGGTCATGAAGCCGGCGGACTACAAGAACCGCAAGGTGTTCCAGAAGGTGCGCGTCATGGACGGCGATCCGAAGAAAGCCGACAAGGCTAAGCGAATGCTCGCGGCCATCGACGCCAACGCCGGCGGCAAGCTGGTGGCGTCCGGCGAGGAGCCGACCGACGAGAACCTGACGAAGTGCCTGACCAACAAGCCGATGGTTCTGCGGTTGCAGGTTTGGGAACTGGAAACGGAACAGGGCGAGAAAAAGAGCGGCAACTGGGTGTCGAAGGTGGCACCCGCCAACGGCCCGGCCAAGCAGGAGCCGGCGGCACCGGCGGCCGCGCCCGCAGCGGACGACCTGGAGGATGATATTCCTTTCTGATACCGCCAACAGGGGCGCCTTCGGGCGCCCCGCTTTCTTGACAGGAGTATGACGATGGAACAACGAACAGAAGAATGGTTTGAGGCGCGCGTCGGGCGCGTCACCGGCAGCAACGTCGGCGCCATCCTTGGGTGCGATCCAAACCGTGGGCCGGACGACGTGATGCGCGCGATGGTGCGTGCCGCCCACGGCGCGGAGCCGGAGTTTACCGGCAACGTCGCCACCGAATACGGACAGTTCCACGAGGACGGCGCACGCGCTGAGTTTGAGATGGAGCATGGGCTTGCGGTCACGAAGGCCGGATTCGTCAAGCACGAGGACTGGCTCGGCGCCAGCCCAGACGGATACATCGACAGCCGCGACGCGCTGCTGGAGATCAAGTGCCCATACAGTCTGCGAAAGGCCGAACGACCGGTGCCGTTCAAGAGCATCTTCGATGAGTTGCCGCACTACTACGCGCAGATCCAGATCCAGCTATACGTCACCGGGCGGCAGGGGTGCTACTTCTACCAATGGTGTCCGGTCGGCACGCGGCTGGAGATTGTGCAGCGCGATGATGCATACCTTGAGGAGATCCTGACCGAGCTGCGCGCCTTCTGGGTGTGCTACTGCCACGAGGTCGAGCACAACGCCGACGAACACCTGCAGCCCAAGCGCAAGCAGATCAACACGCTGGAGGCCGAGCGCCTGGTCGCTGAGTATGACGAGCTGGCCGAAGCTGCCGACCATGCCAAGGAGCGCATGGCGGAGATCAAGCAGCGGCTTATTACGCTGGCGGACGACCAGAACGCCGAGGTCTGCGGCCGCAAACTGACGAAAGTCGAGAAGGCCGGGTCGGTGTCCTACGCAAAGGTGGTCAAGGACAACCTGCCAGACGTGGATCTGGAGCCGTATCGGGGCAAGCCCAGCGTGTCGTGGCGGTTTGCATGAACGAACTGCGCCCCTACCAACAGGAGGCCGTCAACGCCGCGCAGCACTGGCTGCGTCGCACGACGGATCCGTGCATAATCCATGCGCCCACCGGCAGCGGCAAGTCGCATATCATCGCAGCGCTGGCGGACTGGCTGCACTGCATCAGCAAAGGCAAGCACGTCCTATGTCTGGCGCCCAGCGCGGAACTGGTGCATCAGAACAAAGCCAAGTTTGAGTCTGCCGGCAACCCGGCGTCGATCTTCTCCGCCACGGCTGGCGGTACGTCACTGCGCCATCCGGTGGTGTTTGGCACGCCCCGCACGGTGCGCAACAAAATCCGGCGGTTTGGGTCGAGGTTTTGCGCCGTCATCGTTGACGAAGCGCATGGGCTCACGCCGACCATTCGCTCGATCATCGACCACATGCGCGAGCAGAACGCCAACCTGCGTGTGGTAGGCTTGTCCGCCACACCCTACCGGCTGGGCACGGGCTATATATTCCAGATGGACGAGGACGGCACGCCGACCGGTATGCGGGCGCGCGATCCGTACTTTACCGCGCGCGTCTACACTATCGAGGAGCATGAGCTGATCGAGCAGGGCTACTTGACGCCGCCGGTCATTGGCCAAATCAACGGCGAGCACTATGACACGCTGCACATGCAGCCCAACCGGCAAGGCCAGTTCAGCGCGCGCGAGATTGACCAGGCCTACCACGGCCACGGGCGCAAGACGAGCCGTATAGTGGCGGACATAGTGGCACAGTCGCAGGATCGGCGCGGGGTGATTCTGTTCGCCGCGACGCGCCAGCACGCGGACGAGGTGATGGCATCGTTGCCGCCCGGCCTGTCGGCCTGCGTGACCGGCGACACGCCGCCGTCGAACAACGCTTCACCCGCAGCCTCCGATCGGCTGCGGATACCCCCGCTCACGTCGTCAAGCGTCTGTTCTACCTCATCTTCGTTGGGATCGCCCAGCCCTAGCGAAAAGTCGAAGTCGCCGAACTGTTCGCC